TTATTTTGGACTGGAAGCGAAGGCGGCCGTGACCTTGGAGATCAAGTCTTTAGGCTGATTATAGGTCAAGTGGGCATAGATGTCCAAGGTGATTTTCGCGTGCTCATGGCCGGCCAGCACCTGAGCGGTCTTGACGTCAACAGCGCCAGATAAGAGCAGATTCGTGATGTAGGTATGCCTGAGCTGATGCGGCGTCACCTGAAAGTCCATGCTGTAAATGACGGTCTTGTTGTGAGCGGCCCGCTCTCCAAGCACCGGCGTGACCGTGTGCTTGATTTTCTGGCCTTTGACATATCTGGTGTATGTGCGCTCTTTTGTGCTTCGTACGGTTACATATTTCCAGAGTCGCGCCCACTGGGTACCGGATAGCGGCCCACCGTCCCGGTTGGAAATCACATACTCAGACTGGCTTGCTTCTTTGACGGCCTTTAGGCATTCCACCAGCTGGGGAGGGATCGGGATGATCCTCTTGGACGCCTTGGTTTTCAGGTCGGTCAATATGACTGGCCTATTGTGCTCAGTGTGCCAGGCTCTGCAGACGGAGATGTGAGGGGCGCCCCCCTCCAGAAAAACGCTATCCCATTGCAGCGCCAGGGCCTCCTCTCGACGGAGCCCCGCATATAGGCAGAGCATGACAAACGGATACGGCGGTAATCCCCGGATGGCATCCAGCAAAATACTGACCTGCTTATCGGTAAGCGCAGTTTTCTCCTTTGGGGCCCTCCCTCCCTTGGGGTTGAGGTTTTTACACGGGCTTTCGTCGATGATGCGATTCTCCAGCGCGGAGCCGAAAATCATCTTGTAGAGCATCTGAACGCTACGGTAGATAGAAGCCGACTTCTCTGCTGCCTTGGAGATCGCCAGCTTAATATCATCCGGCGTCACCTCGGCCATGTATTTCTCCCCCAGGGGCGCTATGATGTAGATCTTGACCTTGGAGGCATAGTCGGCCAGCGTAGTGGCTCGGACGTGCGCGGCCTGCATGGTGAGCCACTTTTCAGCGTAGTCCTTGACGGTGGGATTATCCCGACGGTAGATATCTTCCTCAATCTGGCGCTGAACGGTGGCGATCTTCTCGGTCAGCTCCTCCGCCGTTTGGGCATAGAGGGCGATGTACTTTCCTCCTGGCCCCTTGATACGTTTCCGAAATTCTTTACGGCTCTCAATCCATTCGTAGGTTGGCTTCTTTGGCCGAGCCATGCCACCGCCCCCCTTCTTCTATTGGTAGCTTTCCTAAGACAGAATAACCAGAAGATTAAATACAGACTTAGTCTTAAGATAGAATAGAAAGTAGATATAGGCGCGTCGCGCGCGCACGCGCGCGAGTATCCATACCCTATTGATACCCTATCCATACCGTATCCGCAAAAGCATGGATAGGGTATCAGCCGAGCCGAACGGCCGTCCCCGTGGCGCAGATATTGGATCCGAATGGTTCAAAGCGGGCGGCGATGACGGCATCGGCCCCTAATTCTGCGGCCTGCTGCTGAAGGACGGCAACGGCCCCTTCTACGCCTGTCTGCCACCCACGCTGCACCCCCTTGTTCCCCCCAGGCAGAGCCATGACCTGAGCGGCGGAAACGATACCCAGGTACTCAATGACAGGGCGCCCCTCTACGGTAAAGGATGTAGTAATAATCATAGCGATCCCCTTTCACATATTTTCCAATATACAGCGTTTTCGTGCCGAAGTATGTCGAAAGTGATTTTTTATCTTTTCCAGCAAAAATCTACTGACCTTTGCTATAATGGTGCCACTGCCGGCAGCTACTTTTCGATAAGGAGCTGAGGAAATGAAATCAAAAGAGCGACAGGAAATAGAAGCCATGCTGTCAAAGCTGTCGGTTGCTCAAAAAGGGCGACTGATTATTTATCTGCGCTCTCTGCGAGGTACCGCAGATAGCTCAACGCCTCCCGCTTCTTCTCAGGCGTCAGTTCGAGAAGAATAGCTGCCAACTCATTGTCGAGGCCACTACGCCCGCTCCCTGCTTTGGGGGCGGGCGTTGTTTCATCCAGGCCCTCTGTTAGCAAATCGACGGGGATGTCGTCAGTGCGGGTAAAAAGATCGGTTAACGTGATGCTCATTCCGTCCGCAATCTTCTTCAAGGCGGGGAGCGATGGAGTTACCGGCTGGCCAGTTTTGGGGTTGACATTCCGCTCCAGCATGGAGATGTAGCCATTCGACAGGCCGCAGATGGAAGCAAATTGACGCTGGGACAGGCCGTGCTCCCTGCGGTATTCCTGCACCAAATCGCTCAGTGTCATAACTTTGACCCCCTGTTTTTGTTTAATCTATTATACACGCGCACATGAGGGCTGTCAATAAAAGTGTGAAATTTATTGAGCAAAATTTGTGTAACTCACTTGACAGGCCCTGCGTCCTGGTGTACTATGTCTGTGCAGCCGGCTAAACACGCCGCGATTTTTCAGAAAGGAGGGGGCAGCTATGGGGTACAGAATCCGAGAGCTTCGTGAAGCCATGAAGATGACCCAGGAGGAGCTTGCCGACAAAAGTGGTGTCAGCCGTGGTACAATTTCCGCGCTGGAGAACGGCTCCATGCGGAACACAACCAGCAAAACCTTGCTGAAGCTCGCCCAGGCACTCAACACAAGCGTAGACCGTATTTTTTTTACTGAAACTGTTTAACCGACTACACAATCGAGGAAAGGAGATGATTTTATGAACCTTGGTAGGCGGCTTAAAAAATTGCGCGGGGGCAGAAGCGGAGACGAGGTAGCAAGCGAGCTTGGTATCTCCGCATCCTCCCTCAGAATGTACGAAACAAACCGGCGCGTCCCAAAAGATTCCGTGAAAATTAAAATGGCGAACTACTTTGGAGTGACTTTTTTACGAAGAATGCGCCTGTCAAAAAGGAGGTGAAGAAAATGTGCGAAGCGTTAGAGAAGGCTGTGGCTGCTATCAACAAGGAGCAACCCGAACAGATCCTGGCTGGAATTCCGACCGAAAAGCTGAAGACTATCCCAAACGAAATCTGTGGCTTGCTTGTAAATAACGGCCTCTCGTTCCAGCAAGCAGAGCTATTGCTTGAGGTAGCGAAAGGCCGTCTACGCAGGGCAAAGATTTAGTTTTGGCGGTTATCCAGAAGGTTGTGAAGAGTGCCGAAGCTTTTTACACGCACCGTAAAGAGATCTTCGGAAAATGGATTTGTGGCATTCTCGCTGATGCGTTCCGGGACCCTCCCAAGGGCCTCGACCCCAGCTTTCAAGTCGTTGTAAACATCCGCCGGAAGCGCCTGACCGCAATTCGGGCACTCCATGGATGTGCGCGCTTTGAATTCCTCTGGCCGCAATTCACAAGAGCACTTGCATTTACTGCATAAGAGCTCAATTTTGAAGTCCATCCTATCGCCTCCTTTCACAATGGATTTTATCACGGAAAGATGGGGCAGGCAAGGATGGCGAAAGGAGGTAATCAGATGCCAAACCTGTTGACCCGGAAAGAGGCGGCTGCGCGGCTTGGCATTACGGTAATGACCTTAGACGCCGAGCGGAGCAGCGGCCACCTGGCCTACATACAGCGTAAGCCCGGAGGAAAGGTCTGGATTACCGAAGAGGCGCTGGTCGAGTATCTGGCCCGCGCGACGCACCCGGCACGGCCGGACATGAAAGTAGCCCGGGCGCTACGCCAAGTTAAGCGAGCGTAGCCGGGCAATGGAAAGGAGCTGATTTCTGTGAAAGCAACCGGAATCGTGCGGAGGGTGGATAGCTTAGGGCGCCTGGTGATCCCGATGGAGCTGCGCCGCACCCTCGGAATCAAGGAAGAGGACCCGATGGAGATTTTCACGACGGAGGACGGAATCCTTATCCGCCCCTATAAACCCGGGTGTATCTGCTGCGGGTCGTCGGAGGATCTGGTCGAGTTCAACGGGGTTTCCCTCTGCGGGGCCTGCATCCATGAGTTTTCCGAGAGGAGCTGACGGATGATGGGCCAGAAAATCGCGGGGGGCATGAAACGACAGCGCCTAAGCCAGCTGTCACCGGCCGAGCAGGCTGTGGCGATGCGCCACTACCAGATGATTGACAAGTACATAGCACAGCGGTCTTTGCCAAAAGACGAATACTACGATGTCGTTGCCCTTGGGCTCCTGCTGGCCGTCAAAAAGTGGTTTAGTCGCCCGGACTTGTACCAGTACGAATTTTCCACCATCGCCCGGGCGTCCATGCGGTCGGCCGTCTCAAACGAAAAGCGGAAGCAGGCCCGCAGAATTAAGACTGTCAGCCTGGATGACCCCATCCCGGGAACAGATGGGATGACCTGGGCGGACATTATCACCGAGGAGCACCTGGTCTACTCGGCATAGGAGGGATGAAATGAAAATCGCCTATAACGTAGAGCACCTTCCGGAGCGGAAACGAGGCAACAGGAAGGAAAGCGAGGAAGTGACTGCCTTGAAGTCCTTCCTGGCAGATGGACGACAGCGAAATATGGTCTTCGAGTACAATGACGCCAAGGAGGCCAAGAAGCGGTATGACAGCCTGCGGAACTTCCGAAACGCCAACAAGCTGCAGGAAGTTTTCGATATGTACCGCGCCGACCGGTTTGTGTGCATTATCAAGACCAAGACCCCCCCAGCGAAGAAGGTTTGAGGGAGGTACCTATGTATTTCAGGGAATGCCCCCGCTGTGGGGCGCATCTCGACCCCGGCGAGCCCTGTGACTGCCGGGAAGTAGAAAAAGAGGCCGCCCCCGCTGCCACGGGAACGACCTCACGCAAATGGACACAAACCCAGTCTATCAGCCCGTCGGCTGGAAGTCAAGGGCTGGAGGTAATGCCATGCCGGACAATGAACTGAGAAGTCTTCGCATTGAGCTGGGCCTACCGGCCCGCGACATGGTGGCTGTCGTCCAGGGGCTCTACCCCAAGTACGACAAGACCATGCAGAGCAAGTGCGAGAACGGCGATGACTACGGGATCTCCCTCCGGTCGGACGCCATGAAGGCGCTGTATGAGAAGTTCGCCCCTGGCGGAACCAAGGCCAGCCGGCGGAAGAAAGACCGCCACCGGCTGACGGGCCGTATCACCTGCCGCCTGGAGGACGCCGATATGGAGGCGTTGCAACAGCGCATGGAGGCTGATGGGTACGCCACCGCCCAGGAGCTCTTAACTGCCCTGGTGCGCCGGTATCTTGCCGGGGAGGTGGAGGCGTGAACTATGACCTGCCGGATCACCCGGTCGTGCAAAACCTAGAGCGCACCGGCTACCCGGACGGAAAGGAGCCCCACTACCCCCGCTGCCCCATCTGCGGCGAGGAGTGCGAAACCATCTACAAAGACCGATACGGCGCATACGTCGGCTGCGACGTGTGCATGGAAACCAAGAACGCATGGGAAGTTGAAGACTGCTTCCCTGAAAGGAGTTGCCACTATGATTAGAAATCCCAACGAAATCCAGGAGGGCGCCAAGAAGATCCGTATGCTGATTGCCGGCTACCCCGGCATCGGCAAGTCCACCCTGGCCCTCTCCGCCCCCCGCCCCCTGCACATTGACGTGGACTTCGGCATCGACCGCATCGAGCCCCGGTACCGCAAGCCCTACATCCAGCCCAAGAGCTACGACGAGATCCTGGAGGACCTGACCCCTATCAATGTCCAAGACTTCGATACGCTGGTCTTCGATACCGGCGGGAAGCTCATTTCCCTCATGTCCCAGTGGGCCATCAAGAAGGATGTCAAGTATGGTCAGCGGGACGGCTCCCTCTCCCTCAAGGGCTACGGCTTTATCGGCCGCGAGTTCCAGCGCCTCATGGACTACTGCTTCTACGAGCTGGACAAGCACATCGTCGTAGTGTTCCACGCCATCGAGGAAAAGGACGGAGACAACACCCGGCTGCGCATCAAGGTCGAGGGCCAGACCAAGAACAACGTCTGGGAGCCGATGGACCTGGGCGGCTTCGTGGAGATCCAAGGCAACAACCGCACCATCGGCTTCTCCAACTGCGAGCGGTACTTCGCCAAGGGCACCCGGGGCATCCACGGTGTTTGGCAGGTCCCCGAGCTGGGGCCGGACAAGCCCAACGACTTCCTGACCCGGCTCTTTGCCCAGTACAACGCGCTCTCCGCCGCGGAAGTGGCTCAGAACGAGAAAGAGCAGGAAGCTTACGAGGCGGCTATGGCCGAGGGGCAGGAGATCGTCGCTGGTATCACCGACGCCGACAGCGCCAACGCCGCCATGTCTAAAATCAAGGCTGTCAACCACGCCTTGACCTCCAAGAAAGAAGTCAACGCAGCCTTCAATGCCAAAATCAAGGAGCTCGGGCTGTTCTACGACAAAGTGCTGAAAAAGTACACCCCGGCGCCGACGGAGGGAGAAAAGGGGGCGGAGTAAATGGCCCGGTATCTGATGACCCACTCTCTGCTGTCGTCTTGGCTCTACGCCATGAAGGAAAACCCCTACGAGGACGCCAGTACCGAGCGGGACCCCTATGCCGAGTTCCTCCAGGTGCTCCGGCGAGAGCCGACCACCACCACCGAGGCCATGCAGAAAGGCATCGACTTCGAGAACTTGGTGACCGACATTGTGAACGGCGCCGGCGATACCAATAATCGCTGGTATGACGCGGCACAGAAGGTCGCCGGTCATGTCCGCGGCGGTGTTCTTCAGTACAAGGCCCGCCGGATCATCACCGCCCGGGACACGGAGCTGGTGCTGTACGGTCGTCTGGACTGCCTTAAGGCCGGGGATATCAAGGACATCAAGTTCTCCAGCGGCTATGACCGGGGCAAGTATTTCAGCAGCACCCAACACCCGACCTACTTTGAGATTGTCCCGGAGGCAAAGTCATTTACATACCTCGTGAGCAACGGCTCTGAGGTCTGGACGGAGCAGTATTACCGCGAGGAGACGCCCAGCATCATTCCCACCATCTCGGATTTTCTGGAATGGCTGGATGCGCTGGGATTGGCTCCGCTCTACAAAGAGAAATGGCTGGCCCTATGAGGGGGCGGCTGGTCGACCTGACTATCGGGCTCAACCGGAAGCAGCGCATCACTGTCGAGGTCGACCGAGATTACCGCGAGGACTATGAGCGGCTGAAAGATGCCGAGCTGGACATCGAAATCAAGAAGCACCGGGAAAAACGCTCCAAGTCGGCCAATGCCTATTTCCATGTGCTGGTGAACAAAATTGCCGCCGAGCGCGGGGGCAGTGACGAGGCGACCAAAGCGGCCCTTGTCGTGGAGTACGGGGCGCTGGCGAAGGATGACGACGGCCTGACCGTAGGCTTCAA